CCGCATGCTTGAATTGCACCGCCAACCGGACTCGACGCAAATGTCTGGCTTCCCAGGTTTCTCTCGGAGTACCGCCAGGACCTAAAGCAAAAGGGCCGTAAAGCTCGAGAATTCTCGAGGCCTGATTCTCTTCACGTGTAACCAATTCCGTTACTCGCATCGTCCAAAACCTTCCTGATTTGAGTTTTCGTTCCAGCCTTGGATTGAAATCGGGATCCTTGAGCTATTTCCCGTTGATAGTAGACCTTCCGATGAATGTCGGCATTCTCCCGAAACTTCCGCTCACCGTAAGTTCCTTTTTTTCGAATGATAATATTCAGCGACATTTCACCCGGTAAGGGCCAGATCCACAATAGTCGAGGCCGTATCCGCATTCATCGTCAGCACCGAATCTCTAAACCCCAGAAACGTCACCGATTCTCCGGTCTTGAGAGCGAAACAACCAGCATTACCAACCGTCGCATTCTGAGCCGCATTCAAGGAAAGCCACGCCACTCCCGGTCCAGAACATTTGACCAACAAATTCCGCTGAGCACTGCGCCCGGTAATATTGATCGTGCAGAGATCATTCAAGGCCAACGTAATATGCGCATGATGAACTACCGTTACGGTCTGGGGCATAGCTCACATTCCTATCCCAAGCCTGTTCGCTAAAGCCCCTCGAGCCAATCGGGCACGCATCGCCGCCAACCCTGGAGACGGTACGGCCGGCCCAGGTCCAATCGGCCCAGGAGGCGGCCCTCCTGGTCCACCTCCCGGCCCTCCTGGTGGTGGAGAAATGGGGCCGCCGGTGGTATTGCCGGTCTGGCTTCCCACCGGTTCGCCGTTAATTGCATCGATCGATAGCGTGGCCATCGAGTCAGAAACAGATTGAACCGTGGCGTCGATCTGGGCACTAACTGTGTCCCCTTCTTCCGGAGGAACCCCGTCCTGGGAAAGCAGATCCACCGGTACTTCTACCGTAATCGGCTCCTGACTCTCTTCTCGGGCTTCTTCCTCCGGTGATTCACCTGCTTCTTCCGCGGGATTCTCGCCGGCTTCTTCGTCATCCGGTAGGCCGCCAATCAAGGCGGCCGCCGCATCTGCCTTGCTCTTAGAGCTCCTCGCCATAAACTATGTTCCGGTATAAGCGGATTTAGTTTGGTAAACTATTCCGTTCCAGGTACTTAAACAAACCGCGTTGTAGTAGGTCTTCCAAACATAGGTGATCCACTGCCCAAATGGATTGGCGGAATCAGCAACCGTGATGGTATTGACTTTTGGGGAGGGAGGATTTTCGCCTTCGAGGCTGGGTGCGGCAAAACTATCTTTTCCGAAAACCAAAGCCGCGATGATCGCGCCATTCGAAACATTGACTCCCTCGGAAGTCTGCCGCATCGGATTTGTTCCACGAAGAACTTTGTTCCCGGATAACGTCCCAATCTCACCTTTCCAAATTTGATCGGGCTTGTTAAACGCTGAGGCATAAACCCACGCCGTTCCTTGTTCCTCGAGCAAATCACGTTCCTGGTCGGGAGAAACCACGGCGACAAAACAGCCATCCGAAAACGGCTTCGCCTTATTGATTCGTAATTTGGTAACCGAATCAATCAAATCGGCTGCCTGGAAAGCCCCCTGAGCTGCGGTCAATGCGGTCAAAGAAGCAAAATCCGTTGCCGTTCCAGCATAAATTTTCCCGAATTTGGTGGGTTCTTCCACACTCCCATTAATACACGCATCACGAATTAACCCATCGCACCATAATGCAGCTTCTTCCCCGAATTTTTCCATCAATGAATCGCCAGTGGATAAGTACTCAGTCTCCGACACGATATCGGATACCTGGGCATAGCCGCCGTATTGCTGTAAAGTGCGAGTTACAAATTCATACACCAGTTTATAAGGTGCCTGGGTTGGGGGAGTTCCTTCAGTCAGGGTGATGACTTGCGTAATATCGGCCGGAGGCGCTCGGAACATCCGCATCGTTTTGGCTCCTTCCCCTTTCGGGACAGTGGCTTTGAAACAAAACTGATACAGCTGAAGTTCGTTGACTTGATGCTCCAGGAGTTTTTTCTGAAAATAGATCCGATATTCACCCGGTTTGTCGCTGGTGGATACCGCATTGTAAATCGGTTGATTGACTGTCGTCGCCATAAGTTAAATCCAGGGTGCCTGGTTGGCGGCTCGTGCGGCAAGGCGTTTGCGCATCTCGGAAGTCGACAACCTGGCGAAATCACGAGTCGTGAAAACTCCGTTGCCCATCCGACCGGGAATGCCCCCGCTGATCGAGGTCAGACCAGTTACCCGTTGATGTTCCTGTTCAAGGTTATGGTACTTCTGTTGGAGAGATTTCAGGTCCTCCTGAAGAAGTTCCATTTTGGCTCGATGATAAGCAGCAACGATGCCTCGCTCGTGTGAACGATAGATATTGCCGTCCGGGCCGCCCATGATTTCACGCAAACGCGTGTCGAGCCGGGTCCCTTGTTTCAGAAAATCAGGATCGCTTTGCGAAAGCTCATATTCAGCCTGCCGCCACACTGCCACTCGATTTTGCGCCCCAGCATTTTTTTGCTGTTCCGCCTCCAACTGGGCAATCTTAGCGTCGGCCTTCTCAACCAGTTCCCATTTCTCTTCATCCTTCCAACGTTCCCGGAATTCTTTGAGCTCACCCAAATCAAACTTAGGCCTCTTGGCGGCCTCGGCAGCTTGACGTTGAGCTTCCCAAGAAGCCCGATATTGTTCAAAGGCCGCACGTTCAGCCTGAAACTCCGCTCGCTGGCGCTTCACCCGCGCGAACTTCGTCTCCCGCTTCTGGGCCGCTGACTGGGGCCGCTGACTGGCTCCCGCTTGGTCGTATTCCTGAGCAGATGCTTGCTCGCCCCCACTCTCCCTACGCTCAACCGAAGCGTCATCGTCGAACGGAGTCCTGTTGTCTCCACCCGATCCAGAGGCTTCAGCTAAAGTCGGTCCAGGCCCCGCAATCGGGCCAGACCCGGACGAAACAATCTCTGCCATTTTTTCTCTCTCTCTCCTAAATCGCGGAATGCCCCCCAAAGGGAGCATTCCTGCCTGGCCCGCTGTTTAAAGAAGGCAAGGGCTCCAGATCCTCATCAAAAGACATTCCAGCCTGTTCGCGATCAGGACTGTAAGCCAGATTGATGATTAAATGGACGGTATCCTGGACTCCACGCGCATAAGCATTTTGCGCCACCCGATCTTGTCGAACGGCATCATAAGTGACTCCACTTGCGTATTGTCTCAGAAATTCCAGAAACTTTATACCCGTCGTACTCTTTGAAAACAAGAGAAATGCTTGACGCTCAACGGGAGTCCAGGAAATGGATTTCTTCAAAGGAAGCGAAAAAAGTTCCCGTAAAGATTTCATGAAGGCGGAATTTCCCCATTCGGGGTTACTCCCGGAACGGCTGGCGGAGTTGGCGAAGGCGGGAAATCCGGTGGTGCCATCCCTCCGAGAGCAGGCCCTCCGCCAACAGGAGGAGGCCCGCCACGCATCGCCTGGAGGGTATTTTGCGCATTTTGCGGGGCGGCCTGAGCCCGCTGAAGAGCCCGAGCCCCTTGAGCAATCTGGGCAGCCAATTGATTAATGTCGTTCGCATGAGCCTGCATGTACTGGGGGTTTTGCTTGGCAATGTCGACATGCTGCTGGGCATGCTGAAAAAAGAGACTCGCGACATCAGGAGGAAGATTTTGTTGGTGAGCCTGGCTGAAAGCTAAAAAGCCGAAAATCGTCTGAATATGAATCACATGATCGTCATTCGGCCACACTACCGGCGGAAATCCATCCGCCAAAACCGTGTTCTCAAATGCCTGCTTCTGTTGCTGGTCCTGCATGGCTTGCTGCGGTTCCACATAAACTTCCGCCACCCATTCCGCATCATAGAGCTCCAAAAGCTTCTTATCGATCTCATTGGTCTTGATCCAGGGACTACCAGCACTCAATTGCCGTAATTGTTGTAATTTCTGAATTTCCGTCTCCCTGCTATAACCATCAGAAGAACCATTGGGTTTGAGCAGATAAGAAGTGGAAAAAGCTTCCGCAGTGAGGGCCGATCGTTCTTTGCGCCAGAAATAATCCAGATCGTCTTTCTTATACTGCAAAAGTAAACTCCAAACCTGATCGTAGATCTCTTGAATCGCTCCTTTCAAAATCCTGGCTCGAAGGTCGTTCGACTGCTGCATGACCGTCGTAATACGATTGACCTCAGTAGCCGTTCTCGACTTTTGCGGTTGCTGGTCCTGGCCAATTCCAAAATCCGGTATTCCCACCCTTTGCTCCGCCATCTGACGATTCGATTGGATTTCCTGATCAAAGCTGATCGGTGGGGTCGGCTGTTGAACCAGTTGCAATACCGAATCGTATACAGCCCCTGGTTGCCACCGAATGTTCTGCGCATTAATACTTCCGCCCTGGGTGCTCAAAACCGGCCGGTTGGCGATCGACATGAAATCCAGTTTCTCATTCCAGACCTTACAAGCAGACGCTTCGTACATCTGGACCAATTCCATGATCCCACGAGGACTGTAAAAACGACCATCGGTCAATTCATACGGAATCAACCTGATCGGAATTTGTTTATGCCGATACGGCAGCTTAAAATCCTCCCTCGCTACTTCTTCCGTATTCAACGGACTAAAAGTATGAACGGTAAGCTGACCGTCCGAATCCCGTTCGTAAACTTCCCACAGCACGATCAAATCCTTCAAACGCGAAAAGGAAATCCCTTCCTGAACATACTTGGCTTGAGCAAATCGATTGTCCGGTTTGCCTTCCCCGCAAATCGAATCCACGAAATCTTTGTCCGTGTTGTATCCTTTTTTCTCCGCACTCCGCAAATATTCGTCCTTCGAGATCTGCATCACATGGGTCAACCGATCGGCACTTTCCAAATCAGTCGTCCAGGGAGGTGCCACCACAAAATAAGGATCAACATTGGTGAACATCAACCGGCAGCTCACCGCATCCCACCAGATTTTCAAAAATCCCAACCCATTCTGCAGACACGAATCGATCGCACAAATCGTTTGCGTCGAGAAATTCGAACACATCCGCACTTGATAATCAAACCACCGAGCCACACTCGAAGTGTAGCCATCCCCTACCGGTTCCATGGCATAGAAAGAAGCGAGCAGCTCAGGCCCAAAGATCCATTGAACGTAATACGCCTTAACTTTAGCAATTATGGTGTCTCCAATAGGTACATGAGAATCAGCTGCACCAGCCCAGGGTTTCAGAGATCGTTTGACCCCAGGACCACGCATCTGATGCCAAATGATCTGGCGCGTTTCCCATTCCCGCCGATCATCCAGATCATCACAAATCTCAGAGTATAAATCTTCGAGGTCGCTCATCCGGTATCTAAAATATCTTGAGCCGCCTGCAACGCTTGTTCCGTCCGGGCAGCTTCCATTTCCTTAGCCAATTCTACATCCGTCATCGCCGGAGTCATCGGAGTAGGCGCACCACTCTCCGCAAGCGAAGTCCCTGGCCGCATTTGAGCCGCAATCGCTGCCTGCTCAGCATCCCAGGCAGCTCGATCAGAAGTATAATCAGCCCCAGCATCAGCCAACGGACGAATTTGCACCGGATCCTTCCCAGTTCCCCCCAAACCTTGAGAGAGCGGATAAGACAAGTCAGCGATCACCCCACGTTTCTGCGGCCCAGTGCCAGGCCCAACGTCGATAAAAGGAACCTGCACCGTCTGCCCGTTCATCGTGATTTCCGCCCGCGCGGTCCGCCAATCCGCAGGATCGGCCCCAAAATTCTTCCGCAAGTAAGAGGTCGGAACGGCGATCCCATACGAAGAAGGAGTGGAAACACTCCCAAGATAAGGAGATCCCACTCCATTGTCCCCCACCCTTAAAGCATAACGAACGCTGTGCCCAGCGGCAATCGCTGCTCGATACTTCGCCAGATCAGTGGGATCCGCAAAATTGGTGGCGTACCCACTCTTGATATAGCCGTTACTCAACTCTTCTTTAACGAGCTGGAAGTCGGCGGAGCTTCACTTACCTCCGGCGGCTTGACCACCACGTCGATGGAATCGGGAAGCACCACTTCGTAAGTAATTTGAATCGTCGGCATAGGAGCTAAGGAGTAATGGTTGAAGGGATGACGGCATGCGGTTCAAAAGTCGCGACGATCGTCGAGCAT